GAAGCTAAAGCATTACTATTTTCTTCAAAATCAAATGGTTTCTGTTCACTAGCGCCTCCTTCAAATTTCTTAATAGCATTTGAGGCTCCACTGGCGGCGATAAAATTAACGATTTCCTTTCTGGCGGCAAGTTCTCAGAAATTAATGAGGAGCTTGAAAAAGCTCAAGAGCTACTAATGGAAATAGAATCCCAAGGTGGCAAGGGGAGTAAAGAATATGAAAAACAAAGTAAAATTGTTCAGGGCCTTACTAAGGACCTTGAAGCTCAAAAGGGCGCTACTGGTTTATTGGGTGGAGTAGCTAGTGGAGCCTCAATGGGGATGACGTTTGGTCCAGTGGGTGCTGCTGTAGGAGCGATAGGCGGTGCTGTACTTTCTGGAGCCGCCGGAGATAGGAATTCCAAGACTATTGATGCAAAAATAGCAGAACTAGAAAAAGGTGGAGATTTATCTGCCTTTGATAGAGCTTTGGTATCTATGGAGGGTGAACATAAATTCACAACTGATAGGTTGGGGACTCTAAAGGATTTCTTCACAGGCCAAGCTTCTTTTTCTGAGGCTCTTTCTGCGGGAACCAATCTACTCTATCAAAAAAGTGGTATTGGTCAAATCGAGACTCTTTTCAAAACGCTAGAGGTCATGGGAACCGATTACGACAAGGAGGCGGAAAGGCTAAGAAAAATAGAACTAGCTGAAAAAATAAAGGAGCTTACAGAAGGCATTAAAGATGTAAGTGATTTTATTGAGGACGCTGCTCGAAAATTTAAGACAACTAATTTTTCTTTTAATACCACTTCTGAATCGGATCTTAGATTTAATGAAAGTGGATTTGGAGGACAATCTTCTAAAAGAGCGATTGCTGATTTTATTAATAGCACTGACCCTGTGTTCAGATCAAAATCTACTAAGCCCAACGATATCTTCGTAGAAGATATGACAAGGGCGAATTTGAAGAAGGAAAGTGAGCAAGCTCAAAATTTTCAAAAATTTGATACTTCGCTTCAAAGGCTCTTTGCTAAAGCTAATTTTTCAACCAAAACAGAATTAGATAAATCCGGTGCTCTCACTGATGGTGGAAAAGCAGAAACTTTAGCCGAACGAAAGCAGATAGATGCCGCTGCATCGGCTAATAGCATTAAGGAGTTAGCCCAAAAACTGGAAACTGCTCCAGCGAGTAACCAAAAACTTATAGTAGACGATGCTTTCAAAGAGATTGAAAAATTAGAACAACTGGATATTTTTAGTGAGGAAGAGATCGAATCTTTAAAAAAGAATTTTACAGACTTTAACGCAGGAAACAAAAAAACTTTGGAAGATTTTATTAAAAATCAAGTTACGGCTTTTAATAACAAACTTAAAGCTGAAATTGCGGCAAATGATAAATTTATTGCAGATCTTAATGGCGCTTTAGAAAAAGACATTACAAGTTTTGTCGATTTTCAGAATGAAGGATTCGGATTTACTGGGCTTGCCTCTCAAATATCAGATGGTGATGCGAGCACGTTTCTAAAAAATGCTACGTCTGAATTCGGCTTAGACAAGTCCCAAGGAAGAGACGCGTCTACCGCTTTTCAAGCAGGTAACAAAACAGGCGCTCTTCGTGTAATTTCTGATGCACAGAGACAACAAACTGCGGATTTTTTAACTCAAGCTAATGCAAGTGGAGTTTCAACTAAAACTTTTTCGAATGATCAGCAAAAAGCTTTTAACCAAATTGCTGATCAATCAGCAGGGTTTGAGACATTGAGTGGCCGAGCGACGGAAGAAGGTGTTATTAACAACCCTAGCCGTGTAAGAATAAATACCCTCACTGATGAAGCGAGTAAGGCTACTAATATAAAAGAGGCTGCTGCTGTGCAAACGAGAATAGCTAACGAGATAGATGCTGTATCCAGTGTAGACCCAACATCCGAGAGCGGGAAAGCTGCACAGAACGAACTTATAGCAGGTCTTCTTGAATTAAGCAAAGCTGTTCAACTAGGTATGAATCAATTTTCTGACGCAGCGGATTCAGCGGAATCGTTTGGTGCTGCCAAAAACAAAGAGCAACAGGTGAATAACGCCGCTGCCGAAGCTGACGTAGGAGGCGCTCCTGATAATAAGGGCAGAGGCGATGAAATAACTCGCAAAAAAGATTCGAAGACGGACTTTGTTACTGAGATAGATGACCAATTGATTAAAGCGAAGCAAGATCAATTAAAGGCTCTTCAAGAGGAGCTTGAGAAGATGAGGGAATTAGATGTAGAGGGCGCTTTTAAAGGTGTTTTCGACGGTTTGACCAAGGAATTCACATCGTTATCTAATGATCTTAAATCAAGAGGGGAAGGAGATCTATCTGTATCCAAAGATTTAAACGCGTCTGTTACAAGTTTAAAAAGCTTTACCGAATCGCTTGCAGATATAAAAATCGAAATACCAGAGGAAGACACATCCTCAATCAAGGAGGTGTTTAGAGGAATTGGAACAAGTTTTGAGGGACTTGGAACAAGTTTTGAGAAATCCATTACGAAGCTTGGTGAAATATTAGCCAGAAATGAGGGCGATCCCAAGGATTAAAATATGCTATATGTAACTAAAATCACACAAGCCTCCAGTTCTGTTAGTTTTGTGTATTTAAATTCAGAACACGTTTGGGGCAAAAAGATTTCATCTAATTATACCTTTTCTATTTTAGATACTAGGTATGAAGAAGATTCTGACACTCTGTTGACCGGAATAGATGCCTTACAAAAGGCCTATGCCAATAGAAATATTTCAGCAAAAATTGGATTTGATTTTTTTAGAAATGGAAGGGTAACTTCTCTTTCTTTTCCTGAATCTGATCGAGCCAGATCAACAACAGCCTCTATTTCAATACAGGAGACTGTAAAAGTCGAAGACGACGACGTTTTATCTGACTTATTCCATAATATAGCTTCCCCTCAAGATGTGGAAAATTTCTCAGAATCTCTTTCTTTCGATAGAGGCGAGGGTTCTTACGGATACAATAGATCGCTTTCTTTTAAATACGCTCAGGATACTTCGTCCACTTTCTTAGAGAAAAGTAAACTATTTATAAAGAATATCTTTTTAGGTAACAGACCTTCCTTGGGATACTTAGTAGACGGGATTTCAGAAAACGGAAAATTAAACGATGGCTTACGGCCTTTAGTTTCAGAAGAATATGATGAAATTAATAAGCAAATGTCTTTTACTGAGACTCTTTCTACTGCTAATATCATAGATTCTAATGGATACAAGTTTTCAAGAAGCGAGACACTAAACAAAGCGGTTACTCAAGAAGGGTATACTGAGAGAAGATACCAAGTTGATATATCTGCTTTAGAAGACCCACTAGAAACGACTTTGAATTCTGGAATAGCGATTTCTTTGGATGAAATAATTAGTGCAAATAGTGGCGAATTTGGTTATCCCACCATGATTGAAAGAAGTGTGAATTCAGATGGTGGCCTTGGTAATTTTTCAGTTTCATTCTCCAGCGATCCAAGAAAAAATCAGCTTACGACGATATCTTATAATGTTAATAGGAGTAGAGGTTCTAATAGTTTTAGTAACTACTCCTTCTCTTTAGATGTCTCATCCAAAGGTCCTAATAGAATTAGCTCTTTTAATTCTTCTAAAGATTTTTTAATTAATAATCCTAATATCGGCGTTGATAAAGTTTCTTCATTATTTCCAGAAGTTTCTACTTCTGATCTGAACGAAATATCTAGAACCAATTCCTTCGACCCATTTAATAGAAGTGCTTCTCTTGGAATAGAGTATACAACTGACCCTGAATATAAGGATAATTCTGATGGTATTCTAAAAAGATCTGTAAGGGTTTCCGAAAAAAAACAGGTCAATAGGCAAACAATTTCGCCTATATATGGTTTTAGAGAATTAGCTATTGAAAATGCAGAAGCGCAACAAATTGGTTCTAAATCAGTTTCTGTTGATCTTGTTTATTCTGACTCTGGAATTCAAAATCCAGAAAATGAAGCTCTTTTAATTGCCAGCGGCGAATTACCGCAATATAATTATTATTATATGACCGAAAAAGACTCTTCTTTAAATCCCATCGATAGGCAAGCCTCTGCTAATCTAACATTTATATTCTTTGACTAATGGTTGATATTTCATATGGTGGTTATTCTTTTCCCTATCCCCTTCCTTTTGTTGGGTTGCAGGAAAATGAGGTTTTTTTAAGTGGTCAACTCGATCACTCTGCTTTGTCTATTACTTTAGTTGGTCAATTAACTGGTTGCGACTTCAAATCCTTATATGACAAGAGGCAGACTTTGGAGCACTCTTTGTCTAGTGGATTTCAAAATTTAACCATAGGAAGCACTGGTTATAATTTCGCCAAGCCTATAGGTATTGAATTTGGAGAATTTACCTCTAAATCCTTACCTTACACTGTTTCTTTTGAAGCTTTTCATGAAAAGGATTTTTCTCAATTTTATGGAATTGAAAGTCCAGTGGATAGGTGGAGTTATCAAGAACAAGACGGTAGGACGGTTTCTGCGACTCATACAGTTTCAGCGAGGGGTTTAAAAACATCTGATATAGATTCTTTAACTGCCGCCAAGAACTTTGTTAATCAAAGGGCGAATTCTTTTGAAAATAAATCCTTGTTTTTTAGCGGGGATTCCGTTATTAAAAATTCTACTTCTGAAAGTATAGATAGGGTCAATAATTCCTACAGTTTAGTTGAACAATACTCATTGAGTGAATCTCTACTAGGTTATGATAGTGGCAATTACATAGTAAGGCCAGTTTGTTCCATTTCATTTTCAGATGGGCCTTTGACGGCTTCTGTTAATGGGACGATTAAAGCTGGAATAACAGGGGTTATTAACGAGACCCATACGGGGTTGTTCTCGCCAGATCAAGCGGCCTCTTTCGCTAGAAATTCCGCCAAGAGAAGCAAGACTAGCTATGAAGAACTACTTTATGGAGATATTTTTAAGAAACCAGCTTCGTTTAGTTATGATATCGACTCTGGAGCTAATAACATTTCTTTCTCTTTTTCTTTTTCTGACCCAACTGACTTAAACACTGGCGAAGTATTGCATAAATATTCAACAGATTTTTCTGCATCGAAGGGTGATGGATTCGTTACAGCTTCTATAAATGGAACTGTAATATACGATGGGATAAATAATATTTTTACAGGTTCTATACCAGAGTCAGAAGAAAGATATAAAAAAGTAGATGAGTATTTTTCTGGTATTGATCAGTTTTCTATTTTAAATTCTCATTATTCTTTCTTTAATGATACGCAGCACGGTTACAGCAGAGGGCCTCTTTCTGATAACTTCTCCTCAGAAAAAATAGACAAGTCTCCTTTTAATTCATCTATTTCTTATAATTTACAATTTAGTAATAAACCTGATTTAACCAGTGGTATTTTAAAAAACGCGCAGCTTTCCGTCTCAACTAAGCATAATATCCCTACTATTGTAGCCCAAGAGACTTTGGATAACTCTTTCTCCGTTCAAGATACTTACGACACTTTGAAGACAGTGGCTGTAAGTCTTAATGGTATACTTAATACAGGCTATACTGCAACCGACGCCGAAACTTACTTTGAAAACTTTAGCTCCCAATATTCGGGGCAAAAATCTATAGTTTCAAGCTACTCTGTAGATACGGGTTCTAGTAATGTAGCATTTAGTAAAAATTTCACAATAATAAATGAATGATACTTTAAAATATTTGATCCAATCTAGGGTCGAGGCAGGTCTGGATGCGGTCGTTCTAAATTATGACTTCTCTTCTGGAGATACTGGCGTCTTGGGTTCTGGAAGCGATTTTACAGGCGTATTTAAAAACACGTCGCCTTCTTTTTTAGGAAATAATTCTGGATTAGTTTTGGAGACAGCTTCTTCTACAGAGGCTGAAGCTTTGGAGAAATTAACGGGGTCTTTTTATTTAAATGAAAACTCTGGAGTTAACTGTTCTTATTCTAATATTCAATTTGATGATTTTTCGGGAGCTTACTTTTTAGGCCCCGATGATTTAGATTCGGAAATCACTTTCCTTTTTTCTTTTGAGAAAACCAATAGCAAAAACGGTATAATTTTTGGAAACCTAAATTCGTTTAATTATTCTGATTCTAATACATCTTTTAATTACGGCAAGGGTTTTAATATAGGCATAAATGATAGGAATCAGTTGTTCTTTCAAGGCATAGATTCCCAAATTGGAGAATACTTACTTGTCTCTAGCGATATAGAATTAGCAAATAGAAATATCTTATCTGTCAATGTCTCTCCTTATTTTGTTTCCTTTTCAAAATATAATCTTTTGGAAGACTCTTACCAATCTCAAACATTAAGAAGTGATAGTAAAATTCAAAATAATGAATGGGGCGAAAACTTCTTCATAGGTAGTTCTCCTACTTATTTAAGGAGTGGAAATACTTTAAGTGGACATTTGGATCAATTTTTAATGATAAGTGGTTCTGTTGCTTCTTCAGATTTAAAATCTATATCTTCTGGTTTCTTTGCTACAGGAGTCGAAACCTCTTTTTCTATACAAAACGAAGTCGTTACGGGATCTGAAACTTCTTTTTCCTATCCTATAGGGGTTACTGGATTCTCTTTAGTAGAAGACGGGCAGGCTTCCGTTAGGGATGCATCTGACCTTATTGAAGTGACTCTATCTAGTGATGGGACATCTTCTAAACAAGATGGCGAAAGATTTATAACTGGCTATGCTCTTGCTAACAACTCTGGAAGCTATATTGAGGGGACTTCCTTTTTAATACCTTACGACGCTAACTATAACGATTACATTCCAACTGGTTCCGAAGCTCATTCTACTTTGGGTTTAACTGATAATTCTCAAACTGTAGAATCATTTTCTATATCTTCTGTAAAGAAAACGCAAACTGTAGAGTCTTATCCTTTGTTTTCTATATCTCAATTGACAGGATTCTTAAGTGAGGAACCAACTGGATATTCTATAGAGTATTTGACAGAAACGGTTACTTCTAATATTACAGAAACTGATAATCTGCAATTCATTGATAATTCAATTGATCTTTATAAACACGACTACCTTCATTACCTACAAAAAAGGATATGATAGAATACTTTTTACACACAGGCTCTTCTCCCAATAAAAATCTATACGAAAATTTGGGTTCGATATCTAATGGAGTAGGAACTATAAACAATAACAAGGTTCTTTCGAACAGTGTTTATTTGAATGGCGTCACCCTTCTAGAGACCCTACCCTCTATTACTACTATAGGTCAGACTTCTATTATTGATAATTCTGGAGATTTCTTTTTGTCTGGCAATCAGCTTAGAAATGAAACTGGATTTTTAGATTTAAATGGATTAGTAAATTCTCTTTTGAAATCAGATATAATTGAAACTGGTTCTCATTCATTTTATGAGAGCAATTCTAATTCTGATTTGATTTCTGGATTTAGTGGCGTAGCAGGAAATCTTTCTGACGAGTTTATTTATTTAAATGGAGACAAGCTTACAAGCGGAGAAAGCTATATTATAAATTCTAATTCTAATTTTGAATGGATAGACTCGGACACTGAAATAACGGGAGTTCTGTTTTCGATGCCAAAGCAAAATGAATTCATGAGCACAGGTTATTATGATGTATTTGGAATTAAATTCAATCAATCCACTTCTATTTGTTTTCTAAATGGTCAAAGAATAGACTCTCAAGACTTTTTAGAAACCGCTTCTATAAATGAATCAATCATCTCTACAGGTATAGATGATCAAGTAGAATTTTTAGGAGAAATTGCTGAATATAATATTAATGTATCTAATGGCTCTACAAGTGTAAGTTATATTGAAAACAACAGCTTTTCATCGTATTCTTTTTAATTATGGCGCTCTTTAATCCAAAAAAAAATTTAGGTAAATTATTTGGGGGACACATCGCTAGTATAAACTATAGCTTGCAAACATCTTCTCAGGTTTCTGGAGCTACTCTGGTCGTTCTCTCAGAGGATTCTAAATTTGATGAACCTTCTTTTAATGATATAGTAACAGTTCCTCCATTTGGATTGAGGATGAAGGTTGTTGAGTTCTCAAAAAGGAGAAATAGTGCAAATACTTCATTACAAGTAGAGCTTCAAGAAGAGATATCAAGTGTGCTAGATAATGAGCTTGTTTTAATTTACGGAATTCATACAGACCCTTATTACAATATAAATAATGAAAGTTTTCTTTTCAGCAAAAGCATGTTTATCGATAGAAGCAATTGGCTTAATAAGTCTTTTAATCCCTCTGTAAGATTCCCTGATCAACAAAAAAATCCTGTCATTTCATATGGGGATGGAATTAATGTAATTGGAATTTCTAGGGTTTCCAACTTTACTGCTGGAAATATGTTTTTTAGCACATCTGAAGGTGCAACTCCTTTTAAAGACCCTCAAATCGTTGTATATGATCACGGCTCTATAAATAATGAACTTTCTAATTTCTCAGATCCGACTTTGACCCAATGGACGACAGACAAAGAATCTAATTCGAATTTAAAATTCGGTTATACATTAAAAAATCTATACAATTTGTTTCTAGAAAAAGGGGTATCTTTTGATAAAGAGTCTGAATCTATCATGCAGAATGACACTTTTCTTTTTTCCGATTCTGGGACTCTTAGAAATTGCCTCGCTGCTTGTCTTTCTAAATTAGGAAGATCATTTTATGTAGACCCTTTTAGTCAAAAAATTAAGATTATTTCTAATTCTGACATTGCTCAAATTAATAGCAATTTAGCAGATTCTTTTGAAAATATAACTGATGGAGAAGGCGTTACTACAACCTCTTACAGTAAATCTATAAGAGATGTAGAAGCTAAACACTTGTTTTTAAAAGGCTCTTACGATACGAATAATAACGTATCGGTAAACAGAGTCAATATTGTAGGCGACGGTGGAGATCCTGTCATTCAAAGACAGGTAATATATAAATATAGTCCTGAAAGTTCAGATATTTTAGGAACGCTTAACGAAAGCGATCTGAAATTTTTGGCTGCTCTTTCTCCTGTTGTTGAATCTTTAGAATCAGAAGCTTTAAATACTTATGCTCTTGCTTTGCGTTTAAGAAACGGATATCAAACTTCTACTATATACGGGGACAACGTATTAAAATTTGGCGAGGTTATAAATAAAGCAGCACCCAGCGATTGGAAAAACAAGATTAAAGAAGAATTCAATCGCACAGGTCAAGATCAACTAAACAATCAGTATATAGGATCGTATTATGATTTTAATAAGACAAAGGACGGGACGCAATTAATTGGAAAGCTACCTTCAGAGACGGATCTTTTCCAATTGGCTTCTGACTATGCGAAATTAAACTTTGGACTTTACTTTTCTGCTCCACTCTCTGAATCGCAGCTTGAAAATAGGCAATATCAATCTTTAGGAGACGCTAATGACGGAAACATTGATGATTTTGGTGTTATTCCTGTTTTAAGAAACAAAAAAATTCGTCAAGTCCCTGAATTGGCTTTTTTAGTTAGGCTTCTTGCATTTAATGACAGGGATATATCGAACATAACAATTGAGCAGTTAGCTAAGTCTGCTTATAAAGACGCCGGATCTAACCCTGCTGGAGGTGGAGAATACGTATTGCTCTGTATAAAGGATTTATTTACCGGACTAGCCGTAGACGGAGAAGACTCATTCGTAAGCGATATTAAATCAAATTCTTTAATTGTGAATATAGACCGTAAAAAAGGTATTAACACGAAACATCTTTTGTTATCGACTGAATTTGATAGCGTTTTTAAAGAAATATATGACGCTACCGTAGTTGCGTTTTTAGAGGAACGGTCTAATATGAGAGCAAAAAAGCAACTTAGATTTATTAGAGTAAGGCCTGATTCTGGAGGTTCCTCTGATGGTAATAACGATGATAATGAACCCTCCTTGTCTGATATAAACTCGATAGACACAATAAAGTCTGATGTAAAAAACTTTTCTAAAAGATCTTCTCAAGTTATAGACCAAAATATTTTAGAGAAAAGAATTTTCCAAGAGAACATCCAAGATATTATTCCTTACTTTGAAGGTCCATTTATCAAGGCCTCTGTTTCATATTTCAGACCTCCCGTGAAAGAGGATTTGGATATAACAAAAGGAGTTTCATCTATTTCTATCTCTATGTCTAGTCAAGGGATTACCACTAACGTAAATTATTCTTCATTGAAATTTAAAGATATTGATTTTAATCTTCTCTCTGAAACTTTTGGTTATTCTAATTCGATACCTACGGCTCCTCTTCCTAACCTTCCTGCTTTTCGGAAGAAGTAGGTTTATTTTTACGGAATATTTTATCGTAATTTCTGTCGTATTTCTTTTTATCAACAGATCTGGGCTTATCTCCTTTACCAGCCATAATTGTGTTTTAAAGTATAAAGAACTCGCTTAAGTTAAGTCGTTTTTAACCATCTTTCTGACAAGTTCTTGAAAAGAAGTTTTAGGTTCCCACCCTAGCTCTTGCCTAGCTGGAGTTGAATCGCCGTGAAGAATCGACACCTCCGCAGGTCTATAGAAATCAGGATTAATTTTTACAAGAGTGATTTTCTTATTGCCAAACAGGTCTTTAATTTCAGTTTGGTATTCTTCTTGCAATTCTTTTCCAACCCATTCCCCTTTAATACCTATTTCCTTGAAGGCTAATTCTACAAATTCTCTAATAGAGTGAGTTTCGCCGGAAGCTAAAACATAATCTTTAGGCTTCCAATATCTTGCGTCTTTATCGTTTAATACTTCCGGAGGGACACTTTGATTTAGCATTAGCCACACCCCTTTTATTGTATCAAGGCAATAACTCCAATCCCTTTTGGAGTCTAGATTACCTAACTCCATAGGCTTGACCGCGCCGTTACTCATTTCTGAATAAATCCTAGCTACATTTTGTGTGATCTTTCTAGTAACAAATTCAACTCCGCGCCTCTCCGACTCATAATTAAACATGAACGGCTGAACGGCATAAAGCCCATAAGATTCCCTCCAAACTTTCACAACATTTCTTGCTGTGCATTTTGAAATGCCATATGGAGATCTAGGCTTTTGAGGATGATTGATGTCTTGAGGTGAATAGTCTACATTTCCAAATTCCTCAGAACTTCCAGCGTTGAAATATCTACAATCTGGAGCGTATTTTCGAATAGCCTCTAATTGATGCATTACCGGAATGGCATTGGTCATCATGTGGTTAATTGGCATATCCCAACTATTACCTACAAATGAATTAGCTGCAAAATTAATAAAGTAGTCAGGCTTTTCTTCTTGAATCACCCTTTCTGTATTTACTGGATCGGTTATATCCAAATCAACTAATTTAAACCTTTCATTGTTTTTAATATGAGAAATATTACTATGATTATCTACAGACAGTCTTCTAATTCCGCCTATAATAACATTATCAGTTGATTCAAGCAAAAAGTCAGACATTACTGATCCTGCTTGACCTGTTACTCCAGTTATTAAAACCTTTTTCATTATCTTATATTAATCTTTTGTGTTCTCTTAGCCTGTCTATTTTTTAAAATCTCCAGAAGTTGTTAAAGTCTTTCCGTATGACCATTCGTTTTCTAGTCTTTCGATTTCTTGGAATTCATGTTTAAGAATATGAAAGCGATAAAAGTTCTTCCAAACTCTGTGAGAATTAATCCAAGAATGGAATGCTTTGACATCTCTCTCTTCAAGCCAAACCATAAATTCTTTTAATCCCTCTATGTCTAAATTGAAGTCATTCATTTGAGCTACTTCCCGAATGTGCTTTCTGATAATTTCGGACCTTTGGAATTCTTGGAGCTTGTCCTCAAGTCCTAAGAGAAGGTGGTTTGATCTTCCGTATACCCAAGCGTAGCGAGCTTCGTGGTTAATCTTGTTATCGATAGGTCTGCCCCCTTCTTCTCCGTCTTTAAGTCTCCAAGTGTGTTCTTTAAGGTCTTGACTATAATTGTGTTTTAGATCGATAGCCTTGCCTTCTTGGCCCTCTAATCCAAAATGAGGGCTTCCTTTGAAAAACATGCTGTCATTATATTTAAAAGCGAAAATCTTTCCATAATTAAAAACAGTTCTAACGCCATTCATCTCCCAAAGATTTGTAAGACTTCTTATGTTTTTTGCGAATTCTACATTAAACCTTTCTAGGCTATCCCTAAAGAAACACCAATCGCCACTTTGAAGTCCACCTTTTAATAGAATATGGTTCATGCTGTAGTCGTGGGAATTAACCCACTTTTCGTCCAAAATTCTACCTGAACCCTTTCTTTCTTCCAAAAGCTCTCTAGTCCCATCTGTAGATTCGTGATCAACAAAAATTAGACCGTCAACTATTTGCCAAATAGGGTCTGTCAACTCTTTGACATTATCAAGCTGATTGGATGTCATTCCAACTAAATAAATTTTACTCATTTCCACTCCTTTGTTGAAATCCTGTATTCGTATTCTGCGAAGTTAAATTGAACATCTTTATTCGAATAATATAAGTCCCTTTGTCGAGTTCTTGTATCGTGGTATGCCCAACCCTCATCTGAGCCTTCCTTTCTTCTAGCGCAAATGCAGCATCCATCTTTTGCAGCTTTAATTAGTTGTATTTGTTCTTCGTATGTCATTTGCTTACCTCAGTGTAACAAAAAAAGTATGGAACGTCAATCCAAAAATTTATATCATCTTTAGATCCTCCAATAAAAGAGGAAATCTTATCTCCATTTATATAATACTTTCCAGAAAAAGCCCTCAACTTGTCTTTTTCGAATGCTCCTTCAAACTCTTCTTTAAGAGACTTTGCCTCTTCTAGCGATTTATCTTCTTCTATTTCGTAGTCGAAGAACTTAAGCCTTTGATCTTTTAACTTTGATTTGTCGGTGCATTTCAGTTTAAGATTTATTCCTAAAGATCTGATTTTATTTAAATCTTCTTCTTCGAATTCGTTTGAACTGTATTCTATTTCTGAGATTTTGCTTTTAGTTAAATTTAGAAAATGATCTGAAAAAGGCCGATCTGTTTTTAGTTTAACTCGGTCATTAGATTTATTTAAAATGCTCAAACAAATATTCTCATTGAAGCATAAATCCATTCTAATAACTATATCACAACCAGACGGCGTTTCAACCTTTGGCATTTCAGTGGGAATGATATCAACCGTTTTATGCAAGAATTTTTTCCCAACATAAGTGGTTTCAATTGAATTGTATGTTTTAAAACCTAATTGTTTAAAAACCGCGTTGGCGATTTGTTCTGGTTTTAAAATATCAATCTTTTTTGGGTCTTCGCTGTAAGAAAAGGAAGGTTTATCTCCTCCTCTATCTGATTCTATAACGATAGCTTTATCTTTATTCCAAATTGGATCGCAAGTCTTTGCGTAGGAGTGAGCGTAAATAGAAACGGTTGGAACATCGAAATGAGAACACAAATGAACAGGGCAAGAATCAATTCCCACATGGCATTTTGAACCTTTTAAAATGTGAAAAAGTTGATTAAAAGTAGTATTGTTAATAAATTTGTGGACACCTGTTATCTGCGGGTCCTCTTTTGTTCCAACTTGAATTAAAGCAATACCCCTCTTATCTAATTCGGGCCTCAAAATAGATACGACTTCCGCCCAATAACTATAGTTCTTTGCAGGGACTTTATCGCTAGTGTGTATAGTCACGTAATTTTCATCCGTCAAAGGGTAAAAATGAGGAGATAGGATTGGTTTTCCAATATCTACATTTAAGTCGCGAGAGTATAAATCAATGAGGTGCATTTATTTGTCAAGAGAGTTGTGCATATAGTTTAAGTGTCTCTGTGATCCTATGAAAGGAAGGAAGGCGATATCTACATAACCTTCCCATGAGCCTTGCCCTTCCCAAATCAGAAGGTTGTCCATCCCAGATTCATAAGGTATTAAATTTTCAATATCAGGATGAGAGTTGATTAGTGGAAAAAATTGAGTTTTAGTCACGAAGTATATTTTGTAATCTTCGTATTTGTTTTTTAAATTAGAAATTAAAGAATTCACCATAAGCACGTCTCCTGCACTTTCTGGCATAATTACAGCTATTCTTTTCTCGTTTTTTGATGTGAAGTAGTCTTCTAATAACCTTTTTTTATTTTTAATTTCCTGAGCTTTTTGTAAAGCAGTTTTTTGCAAAAATTCGTATACCTTTTTTCTTCCATTCTCTTTTATAAGAGAGCAACCGTCTTGAATTTCTACGTCTATAGTCTTTAAGTTTTTATTAAAAATGTTTTTATAAAGACTAATCAACCATTCTTGATCTGGAATTTCTTCGTTTAAGTCTGGTTCGTATTGGTAGTTTGGTATTACGTCTTCAAAATTAAAGTCCCAATCTGTCTTTCCTAATCCTAAAAGTATTTCTTTTAATCTGCTAACTGTTTTTTCAACAGAAAAGTGTTCTTCTACACAGGCTCTGCCTTTTTTTACTAATATTTCTTTGTCAGAAGCTGCCATGTCATCTACCTCTGCAAGTCTTTCGCAAATAGAAGAGGGCAGGGTTGATGCCTTGATAAAATCAGTCATCGGCTCTCTATACTCAACCCATTCTAAAGGTAATCCTCCTCTATCTTCATAACAAGAGTCTGTTCCGCAAGAATATTCTGTAACTAAAGTGATAAGACCTGCCGCCTTCGCCTCTTGAATAGGTAACTCTTGACCTCCGCTTGTGAATGGATGGCAGTAGACATCCATTATATTATAAACTTCGTTTAACTGCTCTTCTGTTAGCCCGAATAAATTACTTTTAGTCACAAAGCCCTTCTCATGGCCGCAATGATTACATTTAATTTCTTCGCCCTTGTAAGGTAAGATGGAATAGTCCCTACAAGATCTGCAAATGTATGTAGCTAGAATGTCATTCCTATCTAGCCCTTTCTCTTTTATGTATTTCTCTATATCCCAAGAGTTATCTGTTTTAGGCCAATCGGTATGAAGTAAAAGCTTTGTCGGATTTTGTTTTTTTCTACTGTTTTGAAACAACCTGAATCCTTCTAAAAGATTTGGAACAGATTTCCTTAATTGGTTTTTAAAAACGAATCCTGTAACAAATGAATCTTTTAAGCCGTGATTTTTTCTTAGTTCTTCTCTTTTCTCGTCAGGGAGTCTATAAAAACTAGAATAATCTACAGCGCCATGAAGAGTCTCTACATCATAGCCTTTTTTCTTCATAGCTTCTTCTGCGAAAGAAGCCCAAACTAAAAACTTATCCACCTTTGGTGCTAAATGTTCTGCTTGATCTAAAATAGGAAGACTATCCAAGGTAGTCCAAATGACTGTATTAATTTTATCAAACCATTTCTTCTTAACCCAATTGAACGCCCAAATATCTTCTACTCCAACTATAATATCAGGCCTTTCTTTCTCTATAATTTTGTCAATAGTGTAATTGCCGTAACTGGCAAGTCTTTTTTTATGGGGATCGTTTTCAATCTCTTGAATTACCTTCCCTTCTACAGGGAAAGTTCCGTAGCTTTTCCACGGGGTTTTTAAATCAGAAGAAAAAGGAACGCCGTTAGCGCCCTCAATAACCTCGAATCTTTCATCTTGAGATAAAAGTCTAAGAACATTTTTCTGGTTTTTACCAAATCCAGTTAACGCCTTGGACGTATTAGAGATAAATAATACTTTAATCTTTTCAGACATTTTAAGTATAGCTTCTTAGTGTATTGAGAGTTTTGTGAACGCGCTTCTTTGGCTCGCCTTCGATTTAACCTTAAAATGGAATTGAATCTTCGTCTTCTTCAGTTTCTGACTCTTCTTTAGGAGCTTCTGGTTTTGGCTCTGATTTGTTTTGAGCCTTTTTCTTGAACTTTTTATCTTCTTCTTTTCCTGCAAGAGAAACTGCGGATACAATATATTTTTCCAAATATACTTTAAGAGCTTCCGCTTCTCCGCTAGAGATAGAAACGGTCGCTCCTGCGATACCAAGTGCATAGTTATCCACCTCGTTTACTTGATAACCTTTGTCTCCTTCTCTCCCAAACGTTCTTTTAGTGACATAATAAGCGAATTTAATCCAAACTCCACCTTCACCGTTTTTGTGGTAAGTTTGGAAAGGAATGTTAGTTTTAAGAGTGTGAAGGATCTCGCCAGCCTCAGTAACACTTAGTTTTACGACCTTTTTATTCGCTGGGTCGTATGTCGAATTTGCAGATCCGTTCCAAGTTTTCTGTGGAACAAGTTCTGCAAACAGAAGCTCTTCCCACACATCTTTCTTGTCATTTTTCTTTAGAGAGGTTTTGAATTTTAAAATTCCTCCCTTTCCACTCTTCGCTGGTTTGAAAATAGTGTAATTCATAGTAACTAATTTCCATTATTATAGGGCGGAATCTATGAAAAACAAACTAAATCCTAGACAATATGACCCATATGCTTTAAATACGCCTAGCGGGAACTTGATTTTCGAAGAGCAAGTGGATCATTTTGATTGTCATTTGTCTGAATATTTAACTGGAGACTTCAATATAACGGGGTCGCTCCAAGTTAATGATGGGGGTTCTCTGTTTGTAGAAAATGAAAATGTTTACCTTTCTGGTAATTCTTTTATTACCAACTTGAATTTGGGAAACTCCAATAGGACGGCTCCTATCGCTTTTAATTCAGTAGGAAACAGCGGTGATATAGCGTTTGATACAGGCTATCTTTACCTTTGCACAGGGGATAATGCTTGGGGTCGAGTCGCCGTATCGGCTTGGTAATCTAAAAAATTGGATTACCTGTATGGTGTAGCATTCTTTCTACAACCATTCCTAAAACCAACAAGCCATTTAACCAATGATAAGTTTGTAGAGGTCTGAAAAAGTAGAACAAAAAGCCAACATACGCAGCGGCAGCAACGGTAAAAGAATCGACAATATTCAATCCGAACACCGTCAAGAAGGAGAAGATGAAGAACTGGATAGCTTTAATGTAATAAACTTTTTCTCCCGTTCTCCTTTCTTCTATATCTCCGTATTTGCTAAAAACCGTTTTCCCTGTTTTTTCTGGAACCCAAAAGTTCTTTTGAAATCTAAAATGAACCCACGCCCAAATTGCTAGGTATAGGTAAAAGAACTTCGATCCCTCTAATGCTGCTTGTATTTTTTCAATCATTTTTATCCTTCACAACTCTTGCAATCATTTAATTTTCTATAGAAAGCTTGCGCTGCGTTGGTGGAGTGTTGGTAATACAATCCTTTAATTCCAGACTCCCAAGCATAGATCAATAACTGATTAATCTCTTTAGCGGAGGTTTCTGGAGGAATAGTAATATTTAGACTTTGCCCCTGATCAATGTATTTTTGCCTTTGAGCAGCTTGCGTAATGATCTCTTTCTGAGAAATCTCAGCGAAAGTCCTAAACACGCCTTTTTCTTCATCTGTCAAATCTTTGAGATGTTGAACAGAGCCATTGTTTCTTAGGATTGAATCCCAAGTCTCCTTAGTATTCAGGCCTTTTTCTTCAAGAAGCTTTTCAAGAAACTCGTTCTTGATGGTCGCTTTAAACTTAGCAAGATCCTTTACATAGTAATTAGATTTATAAGGTTCAATTGATTGACTTACTTGGCCCAAGATAAAAGCAGATGACGTATTAGGAGCGACTGCCATTCTTGTCGTCCATCTTTCCCCGTATCCTTTTAGAAGAGGAGGTTCGCCATATTCCTTAGCTGCCTTCTTGGAAGCCTCTAGGCTTTGTTCGTGGATCGTCTTGAAGATTTCTGTATTAAGCATTTGAGCCTCAAGAGATTCAAAAGCAATCATTTTACTTTGAAGTAATGAATGATACCCTGTCGCGCCTAGTCCAATTGCTCTTTGATTTTCTGCAAATCGAACAGACCTTTCTAGATGCTTTATTCCTTTCGCCTTTTCAATAAATTCAGATAGAACGGCATCTAAGAAATAACAGAGAACCTCTACAGCATCCGTGTCTTTCCATTTATCATAATGCAAAAGATTCATAGAAGCCAAGCAGCAAACGAAGGACTCCTCTGGAGAAGAGTGAAGCATTATTTCATTACAAAGATTACTGGCATTAATCTTCAATCCTTTTTCCTTGTAAACTTTAGGGGCTTGGTCGTTTGCGTTGCCTCTAAATAAAATATAAGGCAACCCTGTCTCAGATCTTGACTTAATAACAGAAGCCCAAGTTTCTCTTTTTTCTTGATCTCCTTTGATCATTGATTCCATCCAATCGTTATCAACAGAAACACCAGTAAATAAATGCTGAATTGGATGACCTTCTTGCTTGATCTTTAAGAATTCTTTGATGTCGCCATGATCAATCGGGAGATAGCAAGCCATCGCACCTCGTCTAACTGAACTCTGTTTGCAGGTGTCCACTAGAGTGTCAAAGATTTTCATAAAGGAAACAGATCCATCTGACAATCCTCCTGTTGAAATCGGCGCTCCTCGATGTCGAACGTCTCCGAAGTAAGCAGAGGTTCCGCCACCCATTTTTGTCATCATTCCGATTTCTGCTGTAGTATCCAAAATACTAGACATACTATCTTCTGTATGACTTCCAAAACAGGCAATCGGTAGACCTCTTTCTGTCCCAAAATTAGCCCATTCTGGAGATGAGAACAAGAAAAATCCTTGTTCTACATAATCTAAAAACTTTTCTACATATCCTTCCTTCTTTAAGAATTTGTTAGCCGCCTCTGCTAATCCATTAATTCTAGATATTGGATCTTCTCCTTTTTGAAGGTATCCGTTTTCCAAAAAGATTTTGGATTTTTTATTTAACCATTTATATTTATCTGACATACTATTAATGTATAAAACTATAACTTAAACTCTTTTCGCCTCTAAATTCCAATCGTCTGAACTGTGCTTACTTAAAGCAAACCCTTCTTCATTTAAGATTTTTTGCATTTTTTGAAAGGTTTTTGTATTCACACCGGACCTTGCACCTTCCGAGTGCGCGAACTCAAACACTATACTTTCGATGTTGAATGACGAGAAATTAATTGCAGAAATTAAGGAACAATCTAACCCTTCTGCATCGATGAACAGTTTGTCAATTTTGCTCATTTTACTATCCTTCAAAATGTCATTTATGTTTTTCGACTTCACTTTCTCACTCTTTAAATTTTCTCGACGATGACCGTGCATAATTAAAAAATCCTCAGATAAAGAATTGCAGCCATGTATTTTATCACAATCTGGAGAGAAGAATAAAACCTCAGACTCTTGAGAGTCCACTACCGCCAAGTTTAAAAAGACGAAATCATGATTATCACATTTTTTATATCTTTCCTCTGCTAAAAGAAGAGCAGGTTTATAAGCATCTATTAAAATAACGGAGCACTTTTCTTCTGTTTCATTTAGGAATTCAAAGACATGATCATCCCCATCGGAGCAACCTATTTGTATAATGTTCATGACTAAAATAAGTCGTCTGCTGTTATTGATTTATTTTTTCTGCTATAAGCAGTTGGCCTTTGGTCGAAAAAGTCAACATGGGTATCACTATAAAGTTCTTCGTTAAACCAATCAGTTTTTAAAATCTCTTCTTTATCTACTTCAAAGATTGGGTCTAATTGTATTCCAACTAATGATTGATTTAAACGATCTTTTACAAATTCTTTTACTTGATCTTTTTTAATAAAATCAGTGTCTCCATTATCGAAAATCCAATCTAAAACTTTTTCTTCTGCTTTGTAGGCTTTTTCACAATATTTTACAATTAAGTCTTTGAATTCATCATTGAAGAATTCAGGGTGCTCATTTCTAATTTGGTTAATTAGGAATGTCCCGAATTGACCATGAATTGCCTCTTCTTTTGAAGTCGCAGCAACAACGTTATTAATATCCTTTAGCATCTTTCGATGCTTGTTGAAAGACATGATAATAAAAAACTGAGAAAACAACGAAACGTTTTCGATAAAAAGAGAGAACAAAACAATAGACTTGATGAAATTAGCCTCAATCCTAGCATTGGCAAAATCTTTATACTTTTTAAGATAGTTGTGTCTATCTATAATAGCTGGGATATCATAGATCTTTTCAAACTCGTCATTCAGCCCCATCGTCTCCAATAAGTGACTGTAAGCTCTTTCATGCCTTACTTCGCTTTCTGCAAAAGTAGAACCTACCATATTGATTTCAGGCAAGGGTAAGTGGTCGTGCAACTTGCCCCAAAAAGTTTTGACACTGACCTCGATTTGAGAGATTAACAATAAACACTTCTTAACTATCTCTCTCTGGTAATCATCGAGTTCCGTATGGAACTGCTGAACATCTGTTGTGAAATTCCACTCCTTATGAGTCCAATATGAATTATTTATCGCGTCTGTGAATTCTTCACATTGCGGGTAACTAAATGGTTTTAAATGGTCTCTTTGGATAAATAAACTTTTGTTCATATGCTTTCACTAATTTACACAACTACACCTTGTTTTCAACAAATTTCTTCAACAATATATCGACTATTACAAGTTTCAACGATATTGCCTTCTATTGTCTGAATTTTACTGGATCTAAAAAGGCCGTCTGCTTCAACGCCATTCCTTGCGTCTCTTGAGATATAAATAAAACCCTGCTCCTCTACGTCTATAACTAGCGTTCCTTCTACTTCATATTCAACTGGAACAGACATCTGATTTCCATGCACTCCAGTTTCATAATCGTCAAATTTTGGCGTTTTATATTTAGGCTCGCTAGAAGCGGCGATCTTTTTAACTCTTACCCTTCTGTTTTTTTCCATTGATCTAATTCTGAAATTTTCAAATTATAACAATCCCCTCTGACGGTAAATCCATTATCGCCGTCTTTTTCACCCTTTTTTAGAAATCTAGCCTTCTTAAAATAATTTTCCGAAGTTTCGGTCCCTAAAAACCACCCTACTGTCAAATCTTTTTTTACCCTGACAAAGGCGTAACGATCACAATCCTGCTTCTTACTAAATGCGGAAACAGAGCAGTCGTAATAGTCTTTAGGGACAACTGCTGTCTGCTTTGATTTAACGTCAACTTTCGTTCCATCATCAAGAACAAGGTCGTATTCAAAGGTATTCTGAATCTTTCCCCCCATGACTTTTTGGGCAATGAACTCACCAACGAATCCAGCAAGGTTCCCACCTCCGTTTAGGATGCTATTCCTAATCGCGCCCATCTCTTCCGCCTTCTTTCTAGCGTCGATGAGCATTTTTTGAGTCACTATTACTTCTTTCATATAACTGACATTATAAGAGTTATTTGGCTCATGTCAATAGAAGAAGGGATATTTTTTAGCTCTACAAATATTTTTTGCTGCTTATATTATACGTATAGAATACGTAGGAAGTATTCCGAAGTATTCTATACGTAGACTCGCAAAGCGAGTCTCTCGGAAAAACAACGAGTAGTTTTCCCTCGGTTAATTAAAACGGACTGGAATGATGAGGCTCGAAACTCACAGAGCAACCAAAGAAGAGCCGAAGAATGAACCGTCTTACGAGAGTAATATATTAGTTCTAGAGACAAAAAGCAATTACAAAATAAAGAAAAAATAATGCTTGACTTTCCTTCTTGAGGCTCTTATAGTGAGTTATGGAAATATACGTTGAAACCATTGGAAACGGTCTTGTTCTACCAAAAGCAGGAGACGCTGGAATTGATTTGATTGCCGCAACTGATGGCGAGGTGCAAGGAGAGGGTAGGTTCATTGAGTATGGAACTGGAGTAAGATTGGCCCCTTCTTCAAACCAGTTTCATGGCTTTATCTTCCCAAGATCAAGTATCAGTAATTACAATTTATCCCTTTGTAATTCCGTGGGATTAATCGATGCGTCTTACAGAGGGGAGATCAAATTAAGATTCAGGATCTTAAGAGATGTAAAGCCATGTAAGCTTTACAATAAGGGAGACAAGATAGCGCAAATCGTTTTCTTACAGCCAGTCTCTCCTCAGATAATTTCTGTTGACAGATTTGAAGATTGTGATAGCGTTAGAGGAAATAAAGGATTTGGGAGCACAGGGAAATAACATGAAAGAAAAAGAAGACAGCATTTTAATCAAAGAAGTCGTGGAGCAAAATAGTAGCGATGCTCTTATAGAATTGTCAGAAAGACATTCTGGAGTTTATTATGATATGGTTAAAAGGCATTTGCCGGGATTTAAGGAAAAATCCAAGCTAGATGATTTTTACGAAAGAAAAGTTGAGGTAATTTATGACGCCATTTGTTCGTTTAATGAAGATAAAGGAGTTAAGTTCGTGACTTGGTTGGCGAATAAAACTAAATATGTTTGCTTGACTGAAAGAACTAAACTCAAAAGTCAGCCAGAATTCCATGAATTCGTTGAAGAGATGGGAGGGTCCACAGACCTATCAGGACAGTTTTATTCAGAAGTCAAGGAAGAGTCGCAAAGAGTTCTGGAGAAAATTGAATTGAAATTCTCAGAAAAGCACTATAAGATCTTTAAAGATGTTTATTTTGGTGGAAAGAATTCTTGTGGGGCTACTTTCGCAGAAGTCGGAAAGAAATACGGAGTTTCTCCTCAAGCAGTCCAAGCTACTAATAAAAAAATTATAAATTACTTAAAGAAGTCTTATGCAGTTTAACGCACCTATCAATTCGCTTTCGTTGGGAAATGTATCTTTGAATTTCGTGAGAGAACTTATTAAAAAAGGGGATCTCACTGCATTCTTTCCACAGAAAAATAATTGCGACCTTGCAGCATTTGATCTTTTGGAAGAGTCTGTAAAAATAGGAATTTCAGAAGCTTACGAGGGTAGGTTTAAAAGGTTCGATCAAGACGAGCCAACTTTAAAAGTTTGGCATATCGATGGATCAGAAGAATCGTTTGGGGCTAATCGATATTTATACACTTTCTATGAAACAGACGAGCCTACTTTGGAGGAAATTAATCTAGTTAAAAATAATAAAGCAACAATCTTCTCTTCTTCAGAGGCTCGCGACCTTTTTGCCTCAACTGGCTTGGATAATGTTCATTATGTTCCATTAGGGTTCGATCAAGACATCATTAAAGTTGAGCCAAAGAAGAACGATGACGTAATACATTTTGGGCTTGTTGGTAAGCTAGAAAAAAGAAAAAACACACAAAGAATAATTAAACTTTGGCTTGATAAATTCGGTAATAATCCTAAATATCAGCTAACTTGCTTGGTTAATAATCCGTTTTTTCAGAAAGATATTTATAGGCAAGTTATATCGCAGACAGTGGGCGATAAACATTGGAATAATATTAATTTCTTAAATACATTAAAAACAAATTCCGAAGTAAACTTACTTACTAGATCAATTGATATCGACCTAAGCGGACTGTCTAGTGGAGAGGGCTGGAATCTTCCAAGCTTTAATGCCACTGCCGTTGGTAACTGGTCCGTTGTTTCAAATTGTAGTGCTCATAAAGATTGGGCAACAGAGGATAATGCGATCCTAGTTGATGTTGAAAAAGAAAAACGAGATTGTTATGACAATGTATTTTTTCACAAAGGATCTTCCTTTAATCAAGGCAAATTTTATTCAATTTCTGACGAATCAATTATTTCAGGGATTGAAGAGGCTGTTAAGAGGGCTAAGACAGAGAACAAAAACGGGTTAAAGTTGCAAAAAGACTTTACTTATTCCGACTCGATTGATAAAATTAAACAAATCATTAAAGGACAATAATGCCTCTATATTCTTACATAGACGACGAAACAGGAGAAGTGTTTGATATTATTCAAACAATGTCAGAAGATCACTCTTTTTTCAACCCTTCAAACGGCAATAAGTGTCGCAGACTTTGGACTGTTCCAAATGCTTCTGTCGATTCGGTATCTAAAATTAACCCTTTTGATACAAGAGGTCTCGCAGAAAAAGCAGGTCAAATGAAAGGGACAATGGGAGATATGTTTGATATGAGCCGAGAGGCGTCTCTAGAAAGGGAGCACAAATCAGGAGCAGAAGATCCTGTTAAAAGAAAATTCTTCAAAGATTACGAAAGAAAAAACAAGTCAAAGCATTTTCACGACGTTCCAAGTAAAATTGAAACTAAACATGCTACAATTGATTTTACGAAACCTCCGCAAGATATTAAACTAGATGACTGAAATACTTATATTAGACTATAACAGACCAGAACAACTATTAGCTTTACTCCTTTCTTTAGAGCAAAATGCCAAGTTTGAAAAAAAGATTACAGTTTTAAATAACGGAGGTAATAAATATTCGGAAGGATTTTTGGATGCTGGTCTTTGTGACGAAATTATTCATAATAAAATCAATACTGGTTGTGGGCTTGGGACTATTCAGCTATTCGCGCAGTGTCAGTCTGAGTTCGCTTTTTATGTTCAAGTTGATCATGTTTTAAATTGTGAAATCACAGAAGAAGATATAACAGAATTTAAAAGAGTTATTAATGAAGATGATTTTTTCTATATCGATTTAGCTGGAAATCAGGGCCAAGGCAAATACTCAGAAAGGGCGCAGTTCATTAGGAAATCGGATTATTTCAAAGCTCCATTATCTGGAGGAGGCCCCGGTCCACTTGAGGATCTCAAATGGTCAGAAGAAAGTGTTCAAGATTACATGGAGAAAAATCATTTAAAGTTTTTCTCTGTTCATCACGGGAGAAACAGAATATTCCCTATTTTTGGGGATTGTGGCTGGAGTAGTGTTAGACAAAATCCAGATGGAAGCGAATGGAAGCACTTCCCTCACAATAAGAAACTTTGGCTTGTAAAAGGTCCAGTTAAAGAAAAGTTCAGTTATCCGCCTTTGTCTGACAAAGAGTGGGAAGAGGTTATTGAAACTCAAAAATGGGAAGACGGTAAAATTCCTGAAAATCAAGTTAAGAGTTCCTTTAATGTCAAAGGTTGGCCTGAATAGGATTTATTTAAATGCATAATAGAAAAAATTCGTGAAAATTTCTGTATACTCCTCTCTATTTAACGTTCAGAGCGGTCTTTTTGACTTGGAAGACGCTTTATTGAATTGGTCTAAATACGCAGACGAAATTGCAATAGCCACTTTTGAAGATGAAAAAAATAGTATCGTTACGGCGATTAAATGCGCGGCAGAGGCTATAAGCTTCAAAGGTGGTATTAAAGTGGTTGTCGAAAAAGATACAAATTTAGACGACCCTCTTTTTGATGGAAAGTTAAAAAACGCAGCATTGCAAGCTTGCTCTAATGAAATCGTCATTCAACAGGATTTTGATGAAAGAATTGGCGGAAAAAAGAGTTATTGGAAGGATTTGGCTGAAAGAATTATTCAGTTCAAAATCCCACTAGGATGCCATATTCCAGTAATTGATTTGTATAAAGACCTTGACTCTTATAAATCAGTAAATGCTAAATGGTATATCCATACCAAAGCTGGAACGAAAAGAGGTCCAGTAAATTTCGCAATAAGAAATGACGGAACAATTGATGTTACAAAGTCAGATACTTGCGAATTAATCAACCATAATGGAGATTTAACGTCTTCAATTGCCGAATTAAGTTTTAAAACAGAAACGCAAAACGGAAAATTCAATACGCAATTTCCTCACATTATACATTTAGGTTATTTAAATTTAAACAACAGGATTGAAAACAATAAATTTTGGAGTAAAATTTGGAGCGCAAGAAACGGGAAAAAAGTTGAAGTTGCACAGGATTTAGATACTTTGGAAAAAGAAAACGACGCAAGACCTCATGGTTTAGAAAAGGAGTGGTGGAAATGATGGTTGACGATTTAGGCATAGTGCTGTATACTTCAACCAAAGGTCACTTCGGTTATACAGATTGTTACAAACACACAGTAAATAGACTAATTCAGTGCTTCCCTCATTTTTGGGAATCTCTTGTTAGAGTGGCTCATATAAAATACTCATCAACTGATAAGCCTGAAATTATTTCAGAAATGATTAAGTTTTTGAAAGAAAAAGGATTTGATGTTTTAATGTCAGCCGGAGATTGGAGCCATAACACCTCTTCCCATGCTAATGGTTATTATCAGGACATGGAGAAAGCTTTAGGTTATTGGCCTTTGCATAAAAAAAGGTATGTCCTTGTCTGCGAAGACGACTGGCTCTTAAATTTTCAAACAAATCCAACATCATCTATAATTAATGCTATCAATCTAATGGATAGAGATTTAAATACGATGTGCGTTAGGATAAACCACGATATTCATCAAAACCTGCAAGAGGCAGAGGAGAGCATTGTTGAAGGCATTTTCAGACAAGGATTGAAATACACTGAATACGGCCCTACATTCACATTTCAACCAACTATTGTTAGATTAAAAGAATGGTATCATTCAGTTAGGTTGATTAATAAAAAGGCATCAAAACATGAAACCTTTTTTAATGATGTCCATTGCGAATTAGTTTCTGGCGAGATGTTAAAAGTTTTTTCAGATTCTGAAAAGCCATTCTGCTTTTTTGATCCTAGAAAAGTTAATGCAGAACACATTGGAGAAGAGGATTGGATAAAGGCTAATAAATGAAATACGGAATATTATTTTGCGGATACAACTCAGAAGAGTATGTAAGGGACTCTTTGAAGAACTTTATCGGTAGAGATAACTTTGTTATTTCCGCCGTTTCGGTTCCATTTTTGGAATACAGAAATCAAGAACCATTTGAAGACGATACTACTAATATTCTGCGTGAGTATTTAAAAGAAGGAAAGATCCATAATTTAGTTGACTTCCCTAAATTCATCAAAGAAGCTGACGCTAGAAGTTTGGCCTTGGATTTCCTAAAGGATAATGATGTTGATTTTTTGTTTATTGTAGACGCAGATGAAATTTATTCCTCTGAAGATATTGAAAATATTTGCGAGTATGTCGAGAAAAATTACTCATGTTGGTATAAAGTGCCATTAAAGAACTTTGTATTTGACAAAAAGCATTATTTGGAAGAACCGTTCTGTCCACCTAGAATTTTTAGGAAAAGTTATTTTGAATATTACCTAAAAGAATTCTACGGCGATAATGATTTAAATTACACTAACACTACAAATGCAAATATTCATTTGTATCAAGAATTAGAAAATTTAGAAATTCCAAAAGAAGTAGCTTGGGTTGATCATTATACTTGGCTTAATGATAATATAGGAAAACGAAAGTGCTTCTATCAAATGGATCACTTCGGTCATTGCGGCTATAAGTGGAATGAAGAAAAAGAGTGCGTAGAATTTAACGAAGAATTTTATAGAAAACATAAATTAGAAATCCCGAAAGTGGTTTCTCTGTAAATATGCCAAAGGCTCCAACATACTTCCAAGAAAGAAAAGACTTCATAAAAAGGATGATCTCTCCTGATGTTAAAGTTATTTATGCTAGAGAGCAAAAGATAGCCAAAGATATTTTTTCGACTTATCCTGTTGATTTTCTCAATGTAGTTAGAAAACCATTTGACATGAATAGTCTTGCTTGGTTTATTTCGCCGGATGGAAAGGAATATTTAGAGAAGAATGCAAAGATCTTTTCTTACAAGCCCAAGCAGGACAAAGTGGTTGAGGGAACTGAAAAACAAGGATACAATTATACGAAGAAAATTAACAAAGGATTTAGAGAATTTTTAAATGAGTAGAGTTGCAACTAAAAAAGAAACGACCGACAAAGATATAACAGAAAAGTTTTTTAAATCTAACAAGGAGTTTCATTATAATTACGAGGAGTTCAAAGGAGATTACAAGGTCTCAACTGGTTCTAAGATTGTAGACGAAATTACTGATGGGGGTTTTTCATCCGGCCTGATCAGATTTGTCGGACCTACAGAATCAGGTAAAACAGCAGAGGCTCTAGAGATTCAAGGTAATTTTTTACAGACTGTCGAGGGTTCTAAAGGCATCTTTATCAAAGCAGAGGGTCGTCTTTCAGAAGAGATGAAAGAAAGGACAAAAATTAATTTTGTTCATGATCCTACTGAATGGGAAATCGGCACTACTCTGGTTGTAGAATCTAATGTTTATGAATTCGTTTTTGACTGGATCAGGGCGTTGCTACAAAATGCTGGAAAAGTTAGATATAGTATTATTATCGATTCTATGGACGGGCTTATTCCTAAAGATGCTTTAGATAAAGGAACAGCGGACGCAGCTAAAGTTGCAGCAGGAGCCGTGATGACGAGTGACTTTTTGAAAAGGGTTAATTTAGCTATGGCTAAAAGAGGTCATCAATGCATCATGATGGGTCAGGTCAGGGCTGAAATTAGAGCGAGCCAATATGCTACTAAAGATAAAAATAAGCTAGGAGGAGCAAGCGGAGGCAACGCGGCTGTTCACTACCCAGACTGGGTTATTGAATTTTTAAGACCCAATCAGGATGATCATATTCTACCAAGCAAAGATGCTCAAATCAGTGCTAGTAATAAACCCATTGGTAGAATGGCTAAAATAAAGATTTGGAAATCTACTAATGAAACTTCTATGATTCCAATTTCCTATCCAATTAAGTTCGGTAGAAAAAATGGAACATCAATTTGGGTCGAGCGAGAAATTGTTGACCTTCTATTAGCTTGGGGATTCATTGAGAAAAAGGGATCTTGGTTTAACTCTTCGGATGATTTGACAGAATTCTTAGGCGAGGAATTTAAGAAGCAGGGTCTGGATAATATTTATGGAGCTTTAGAGCAAGACAAAGATTTGACTAAAAAGTTAAACTCGTTTTGTGATAGAGAGATATTCAATGGTGTTTAAAAACCTCAAAGGCTATCCTACAAAAGTTAAAAGCTCTTATAAGTATAAGATAGATTGGGACGGAAAATCTCTTTCTAAATTGCAAAGAAGAGCCAAAATACTTTTGTATGAGTATTGGCATTCTGACTTCGTTTATGAAGAACTTCCCGTAGCAGGAACTAGGATGAGTTTGGATTTTTATAATGCATCTCAAAAAATAGCTATCGAAGTAGACGGTAATCAGCATTATTCCTTCTCAAAGTTCTTCCATTCAAACAATAAATCAAAATTTATTGACCAATTAAGGAGGGACGATGATAAAGAAAGATTCTGCGAATTAAACGAAATCACTCTCCATAGACTTAGAGAAGACTTGGATTTACAAGAGCAGATAGAAAGTCTAGATCTTTAGTTGACAGGCTTTCTGGAAGGCGGTATACTCTTATAGATGATACCATTATTCACAACCCACTTTTCCATTGGGAAATCAATTTTGACTACAGATAGAGTTTTCGAACTCGGAGAGGAATTAGACGAAATCCCATTTGTAGAAAATTCTTTCTATTCATTTAGGAGGCTTGTGAAGAAGGAGAAGGAGACTGGCAAAAGATTCGTTTTTGGTCTCAAGATTAATTGCAGCTTACTAGGAGAAGCTAGTAAAGTCATTGTTTTCGCTAAGAATGGAAGCGGAATTGTAAAGCTAAGGAATATTTATACAGATGCCTTCGTGAAAAGAGAAGGAGTAGCCAAATTCGAATCTCTTGTAGATGATGATCTACAGGTCGCCTTTCCTTTTTATGGCGGCTTCATCCATAAGTCTATTCATAATTTTGGCAACTTTTACTTGCCTTATGAAGATTTAAAAGATCCAGTATTTTACGAAGAAGACAACCTACACCCTTATGATTTCCAGATTAAGAAGGAAATGGATAAAAGAGGAATCAAAGGGAAATTAGCGAAAAGTATTTTTTACGAAAAGAAAGATGATTTTCCGGCGTATCAAAATTATAGATCAAGTTGTTTTAGGAAAGTGGGAAGAAAGGCTCCCTCCTTTGACGCGCCAGAAATAGAAGACTGTTCCAGCGATAGATTTTGTTGGGATGAATATAAAAATTATGGAAGAAAATAAGCACACAGAGTTGCCAGATTCCTTACTATCTAAATTATACGATAGAACAGGAACGACCAAAGGAGGCAACAAGGGATTTTATTTGTTTTATATTAATGCAGAGGGAGATCCCACTTGCATTACAAAGTTTGAAAACAATGCCTCAAGAATGGGAGTTCAAAAAGGAATAGAAGTATTGATAAAAGATGCAGAAGAAAGTGATATATTTACGGAGGACTTTGATTTAGATTTAGATGATTAAGAATTTATCGTTAGAAACAAATGTGCTGGCAGGAGTGATGCAGCACCAAGATGAGTGGCCTCAAGTGAGTTTGATTATCAAAGAAGATGATTTCTTCTCTGAGGATTCTCAAGTTAATATTACTTTGTTTAAAATGATGAGGTCTGCACTTAATAATGCAGAAGCTCTCGATGAGACAATTTTAATTGAAAGGGTCACTCGTTCTGGAATGACATTTCCAGATGCTATTGACATTTCTGAATATATTAGGAACCTAAACTTCAGTAAAATTACAAAGGGTGTTTTTGAAAGTTCGATCAAAGAACTCAAAAAGATTTCCGTTAGAAGGAAGGCATTCGATGAGGGTATGAGGATTCAGCAATTTGCTAAAAAGGTTGATCCGAATTTAAAATACTCTGAAATAGTAGATGGATTAGATAAAATTCATAACGATACGATCAATTCATTTGAAAGCGAGGAGGATAGCCTTGTTAATTTAATCGATATCGCAGAAGATATAGTCGAAGACAGAGGGGAGAACCCGCCAGAAGAAGTCGGCTATATGGGACCCCACCCAACGATCAATAAAATTTATGGGTCTCTTCTAAGACCCGCGAATATCCTTGTGTTTTGTGCTCGCTCAAAAGCTGGAAAAACCACTGTGATGTTAGACTATTTACTCAAAACAGCATACAAATACAAAGTTCCTGTTTTGCATTTTGATAACGGGGAGATGTCTGAAGAAGAGCTAGTCTTCAGAATGGTAGCTTGTGCCTCTGGTATTCCAGTTCATTTGCTTGAAAGTGGAAAGTGGAGGACACATGGTTATCAAGACCTTAGTGCGAAACAGGTCGTAGATAAAGTAAGAGAGGTTTGGAAAAACATTAAAGGAATTAAAATCCTTTACAAAAATGTAGCTGGTATGACTTCTGAGGAAATGACTTCGGCGCTTAAGAGAATTTACTTTTCAGAAGTTGGCAGAGGTAATGAACTCATCTTTTCTTTCGACTATTTGAAGACTGATTTCTCCAATCTAGGTAAAGGAAGCGAATGGGCTTATGTAGGGAAAACTCTTCACGATTTCAAACAAACCATCAGCAGAGAGTTGAAATTCGACGGAAAGCCAGTGGTTTCTATGGTTACCTCTGTTCAAGCTAATAGATCTGGAATCAACAATGCTCGAAACGGAGCTACTGATGACGAATCAATTGTTTCTCTTTCTGATAACATTACTCAATTTTGCTCTCATCTTTTTATTCTTAGAAAGAAATCTATTGAGGAAATTGTTGACGAAGGAGAATGTTTTGGAACGCATAAAATGATCCCTACTGTCGCTAGACATTTGGGGGAAGATCCATTCGCGCACCTGAACCCGATTGAAACGGAAGAAGGGCCGAAAGACAATTTCATTAATATAAGTATCGAGAACTTTAATGTAAAAGATAGGGGAGATCTTAGATCAATTGTAAAGAACAGGGAAGGGAGTGACTTAGATGCCGAAACTAATTCAAACCAAGAGCTTCCAGACGGATTTTAGTAAAGAAGAATGAAAGCTGAGAACTCAATAGATTATGCTACAATTTTAAGAGATGCTGGATACAAACTTTCTGATAGAGGCCATTTCTGGCAAACTTCAGCGGTATTTAGAGACGGAGATAATCCAACTGCCATTTCTATTTTCAAAGACAGTGGCGTATGGACAGACTTCGTAGAAGGGGGAAGAGCCTTACCTTTTGAAGTCTTATTGAAAAAGACATTCAAAACCGATAACGTGGATTATATTTTAAAAAATAATTCATTCAATTTCAGCAGACACACAAGAGAACTTTTGAAAGAAGAAAAGACATTTAGCAAGGAGGCTTTGAAAAAGCTATTGCCTGATTATTCGTTTTACGAAAAAAGAGGGATAACGGAAGCCACTCAAAAGAAATATAATTGCGGATTGGCTACTGGCGGAAAGCTTTACAGAAGAATTGTATTTCCTATCTTTAGAGAGGACGACCAGATTCATGGATTTTCTGGCAGATGGGTTCTTGATGGTAATTCTGTTAAGTGGCTTCATTATGGCAAAGCCGCAGATTGGTTCTACCCTTACTTTTCAGTAGAAGGGGTAAAACAAAAAGCACAAGAACAAAAAAGGCTTTTTGTTGTTGAGTCCATTGGAGATTCAATGGCTCTTTTTGAAGAAGGCGTAAAAAACAACATTGTGGCTTTTTCTAATAATTTGACCCCAAGATTGATCTCAAGGCTTATTTCTAAAGATTGCGATATTGTATTGAGCTTTAATAATGATGAAGATCAGAATAGAGGGTTCGATGGCGCTCTTTCTTCTATTTTAAAGTTGATAGACGTTTATGATCTTGATAGAATTTGGTTCTACCCACCTCCGTCTGGAGACTTCGGAGATATGAGAGAGAAGGGAGAGGGGTTGGTAAAAGAGTGGAGGGAATCTTTGGATTTTTCAGAAGAAGCTCACAAGGAATCAATTCAGAGGATTATAGATTATGCGCCGAAAGCTAACATTTCGAAGTCTCTAAGGGCCAAAGTTAGGAAATTAAATAAGGAGTTTGAGTTTTTGTATAATGGATAGAGAGGTTAAATTTAGAGTTTGGTTCGAAAAGTTTGGTTATTCAAAAGATGTTGCCTCTGTTAGATAATTTAATAAAAATGAAAAAATCGAAAGTGCCGCTATCAGCGAGTAGAATCAAGTGCTTAGATACTTGCAGTTGGGATTACTATTGTAGTTACATCTTAAAGCTCCCAGATTCAGATAATACTGGATCTGCTATGGGATCTGCTTGCCACAACATCTACGAATTCTTAGGCGAAAAAAGAAGAAAGCATTATTACGATAAGCTCATAAAGAACCAAAATATAGAATGCGTTCCAGCTATAGAAAGATACGCAAGACTCTACCTTCTTAAAAGAGGCTTCGATCCAGAGCAATGGACAATCTCGGCTCATGGAGAAGATGTCCAACTGATTGATTTGATTGAGAGGATGCTATTAGAAGGTCTCAATTATGATTTCTTTTGTAAAAATAGCGAAGAAGGGGAACCTTATAAATCTATTTCAGAGAAAGACTTTGATATTGAAGTAGAAGAAGGGGATCTCTCTTACAGAGTTAGAGGATTTATAGATAAGCTATTCTTATTTAAAGAGTCCTGCTCTGCTGTGATTAGAGACTTCAAAAGCAGTAAGAGAAAATTTGAGGGCAAGGATGTTGATGACAATATCCAAGATCTTATTTACAGACTCGCTGTAAAGAAGCTATATCCCGAATATATTAAAAGGCACATGGAGTTTGTTTTTTTACAATTTGATTGCGAGTCTCAGTCTGAGAAGAAGGGCGGGATATTATTGACGCCGGACGTTGACGATTCAGAACTTGATGGGTTAGAACATTTCTTAACAGATATACAAAAAGTTGTTGATAATTTTGATGAAGAATTAGCTTTGTCTAATATGGCTGCTAAAAAAGGGTTTTTAGGAAAGTATCACGGGTTTTCTGGAATTTTAAAATGTGGAATTAAAAATGTTGGGGGTAAATTAGTTCCTGTTGAAAGTCCAAATGAGAAAAAACCAAATGGAGATACGAGGTGGTTTTGTCCTCAGAAATTTCCCTTTTATTATTACGTCGCTTTAGATGAAAAAGGAAAAGTTATAGCTTCAAGCAAGAAAAGGAAAGACTTGCCTAACTTAGAAAAGAATCAAAAGATAGAAAAGAGATGGTATTCAGGATGCCCCTCGTTCTCTAATTTAAAATACAATAGAGAGAAGAACAAACAAGCTCAAGAAAAAGGGTTTGAAGTTAGGAAGGATTCAAACAAACCAGTTGACAGCGAAGAGGAATTGTGGTAAGATTAGATATGAGTAAAAAAATTGACAATACAAAAGGCCCAAAACTTTTCCAGAGAGACGAAAGCGGGTTATTAGAATCGCACCAATATATCTTTAAAGAAGATGGATCAGTTGATTGGAGAGGGATGGTTTCAGAGGAGCACCTCTACCCAAATAGAGACTGGTTTGAGTCGAGAGGGAAAGAAGTTCCAAATTCTGTCGCAGGACTGGAGGATAATCAACTCCTTATTAAATTGGCCGGAATTAGAGAGTTAGCAAAATTAAGGGGATTTTCTAGCGTGACTTATAATGTAGAGGAAAGTTCTGATGAAAGGGCTGTAGTCAGTTGTATTATTGATTTTATCCCTAATTACGAGAATAAAGAATCTCACTCCAATACCTTTTCTAGTATTGCGAACGCGACACTTGCGAATACCGATAATTTTGCAAGAAAGTTTCTAGAATCAATTGCAGAAAATCGCGCATTTGTAAGATGCGTTAGAGGATTTTTAAACATCCCCATCGTTGGCGCTGACGAAATTGATAAAAGCCCTAAAGAAGAAAGGGTTTCTGAAACAGTTGGAACTGCGAACTTCTCTCCTCAGAACACCTTGGCAAAGAAAGCCGCTGAAAAAGGCTATTCAGATTTTGAATCATTTAAAGAGAAGTTGAGAGGACTTTGGAAAGACGGATCTTTCAAGAACCCAAAGGTTAAGGATTGGAAATCGTTTAATGATATTGGGCCTAAAGAAGCAAAGCAATTGCTTGGATTGATTGCGAAATAATATCATTGAAGAGGACAAAGAGGTTCAATTATATGCTCAAATACGATCAGAAATATATTATATTCGACGCTGAGACTGAGGGACTCAACCTTAGATATTCTAGGCCTTGGGAGTTGTCCTATCTGATCGCTCAAGGCAACAGTGTAATTAGAAAGAAACAACTTTATATTGATATTGAAGGGCTTTGTTTAAAACCATTTATCAAAAAACTTTGTGGCTTTGATCAGAAGCTTTTCGACCAAAATAAAATTGCACCAGATAAAGCTTGGGACGAATTCAAAGAATTGCTTTATGACCCTTCTTACAAATTAGTTGGTCAAAACATTTTAAAATATGATATTCATATTCTAGCTGTATTGGCTGAGATTTGTGGAGAAGATATCGACTTTTCCTTTATTGATAGGATTCTAGATACTAGGCCCTTAGCCTTGGCTGAAAAGAATAATCTTGAAAAGCCCCGAAAAGGTGATATAGTGCAGTGGCAATATAAGGTATTGAATGATAGAAGCTTAAAAGGAAGAGTAAGTCAAAAAATGTTGTTGAAGTATTTTGGTATTGAGCATGATGAGGGACTTTTGCATAATGGGCTGTATGACTGCGAAATGACTTGGGAAATCTTCAAACAACTTAGGAAGATTCTTGAGCTTTGAGTCTAACAAATGTAGAAATTAAGACAATTTTTGGTTAAAGAATCTATTCCAGTTATTCAAGACGAAAAAGAAGCGTTTAAGATTTTAAGAAATGTTTAAAGATTTTGTAAAATATGAAGATTTCGAACCAGCAGGTTTAGAGCTTCCTAAAATTAAATTGACAGATAAAGATTTGGAGTCTTTAGGTCTGCCAAAAGATATATCTAGTGTTGAGCTTCTCAAAGAGTTAACGAAAAGAGGAATTAAGAGAAGAGGCATCGACAAGCTTTCTAACAAAACAGAATACTACGATAGAGCTAAATACGAGATTGATGTTTTTGAGGAATTAGGTTTTGTAGATTATATTTTATTGAATTGGGAAGTAATTGATTACGCGAAGTGTAATGACTTCGTAGTGGGAAGCGGCAGAGGTTCGGCTGCTGGTAGTTTGGTTCTTTACTTATTAGGAGTAACTGATAAAGACCCCATACCCCATGATCTTTTCTTTGAGAGATTCGTATCTAAAAATAGAGCTAAAAAGATTGTAGACAAGAATGGGAAAGAATTTATTGTCGGGTCTCTTGCTCCTGATGTTGACACAGACATCTCTAATGATAACAGAGGTGATGTGATTAAATATATTGAAGAGAAGCACGAAGGAAGAACCTCAAAGATCCTTACCTTCAATACCTTTTCTTCTAAACTATGCATCAAGGAGGCTGCTAAATTTTTTGCTGGAGTTTCAGACGAAGAGGCTAATAAAGTTAGTGATATGATTCCAAAAGAGCATGGGAATTTGTTTTCATTAAAGAGGTCTTATGAAGAGGTAGAGAGATTTAAAGATTGGTGCGACAGTAATTCTAAAGTTTATAAATATGCTTTACTGATTGAGGACTTAAATAAAAATACAGGAGTTCACCCTTCTGGTATCGCTATTTGTTCTACGAATATTAGAGACGTTATTCCGCTTCAAAAGACAAAAGACGGTGATCTAATTTCAGGTTACGATATGAATGACGTAGCCGACTTGATGGTTAAGTTTGATATTCTTGGTCTTAGAACTCTTTCCATTGCTAGTAGAGCTTGCGAAAAAATTGGAATAAAACTAGAGGATGTAGATGAGAATGATCCTTTTATTTATGAATGTTTACAGGATTTTAATTATCCTTGTGGGTTATTTCAAATTTCGGCTGATACAAACTTTCAAGTAACAAAAGATGTTAAACCTAATAACTTAGGAGAATTAGCAGATGTTGTAGCGTTGGCAAGACCAGCTGCCTTGCAATTTGTTTCTGATTATGTAAATCAAAAGGATAATTTTATCCCTTTAGAAATGGATCAGGAACTAGATAAGATCCTTTCTAAATCTAAGAACGTAATCCTCTTCCAAGAGCAACTTATGAACATTTCAAATAGAGTGTTTGGAATGTCTCTAGATGATGCAGAGACACTACGAAGAATCGTAGGAAAGAAAAAGGTTGATGAAATGCCAGCTTGGAAGGCGAAGGTTTTTCAAGCTGCCGAGAAAAAAGGGCTTAATAAAGATTTAGCTGAATACTTTTGGAATGCTTTAGAGGCTAGTGCCAATTATTCCTTCAACTTGAGCCACGCGGTATGCTATGCGACACTTGCTGCAAAAACAGTTTGGCTTAAATATAAACACCCAAAGGAATTCTTTACTTCTATTTTAGAGGTTTCTGAGTTTGAGCAAGACCCACTAGAAGTAGTGGCGGAAGTCAATAGGGAGTTGGATGATTTTGGAATTAAATTATTACCGCCTAGTCTTGAGACATCTTCAATGAACTTCACAATCGAAGGTGATAATATTAGGTATGGATTGAAATCAATTAAGGGCATATCTCAAAAGAGCAGGGATAGACTAGAAGACTTTGTAGACTTAGAGCCTCAAAACAAATATGATGTTTTTGCCTATGCCAAGCAGTGCTCAATTAACATTGGAGTTTTAAGCTCTATGATTTATGCAGGGGCCTTGGGTTTGGACAACAGATCTAGAAAGGCTTTAGAAGCTCAAGCTTACAATATCCTCACAGACAGGGAGAAGAGGCAATTTTACAAATTGGGTGAGAAATATAATTATGATTTGCTTCAATCAATTTCTGATTGTGTAATTGATGAAATAAGAGGAGACGACAATAAAGTTATAATGAAATCGTCTAGATTCGAAACATTCAAAAGAAAATTTGAGCCTTATAAAACTCTTTATTTGGAAAACAAGAAAAGGGGCAAACTTTCTACATGGTGGTTTGAAAGAAACCTTTTAGGATACTCTCCAACATCAAATTTAATTAATTGTTTCAATGATGCTCAAGACCTCACGCTGCTTAAGCAAGCAAAGGAAGATAGGCTTGAAAAGTTTAGAATGGTAGGTCAAGTTGACGATTTTGATATCAGATTGGATTCAAACGGGATACGTTATATGACCCTTGAGGTCTCTGATGATTCTGATAAGGCCAAATGCCTTTTTGGAGATTGGAGAGGTGAAGGGTTGTCAAGATTCTTAGAAGGCAATACAATTAATAAAGGAGATATCATTATTATGAGGGGCGGATATTCAAGAGGAACGCTTTGGGTTAATAACTTGAACCTTTTAGACAGTAAAGTGTATTTAAAGATTAAAGAGCTTAAATGAAATACTCCAAGGACGTTAAAAATATACTGAACTATGCGAAGGAAACAGCGGAAGATCTACAAAGACCTTATATTTGCTTAGATTGTCTTTGGTATTCAATATTTTCAAATCATTCTATGTCAGTAGAGTCTATTTTTGAGACTATGGGTATAGAAGCAGGTAAGGTCGCTGTATTTTTCTACGCTTCGATTACTGAAAAGAAGCCCTCCAAAAGGCCTTCTTCAAATTTCAATAAAGATGTGAGTAAGATCCTTGCTTCGGCACAGGAGTTAGCAGATTATTTAGAACAAGACGATATATCAGCAGAAGTATTACTTCTTTCTTTATTCTCTAGCAAGAAGCAGTCCAAAGTCTTTTCGAAATTGTTAGAGTCTAACAGTCATGATGTTAAAGATTTATTATCTACCACTCTACTTTTCATTTCTGATATAAGCTTAGTTTCATTTAAATCCAAGAAAGAGAAGGAAGAGAAAGAAGAAGAGGAAGAAAAAGATATTGAACAAAATAAAGAAGGACATTGCATCATTGATGCATTATCTGATAATGAGATAATAGAAGAGTTCGCTGTTAATTTAAATAAAAAGGCTGCGAATGGAGATTATGATGGCTTAGTGGATTTTGGTGGAAGACTAAAAAGAGTCTCTACAATTTTATGCAAAACAAACAAACCTAACCCTATTCTGGTTGGTTGTGCTGGAGGAGGTAAAACAGCAACGGTTGAGATTCTTGCCAGAGAGATTGTAAATGGCAATGTGGCCGACATTCTCAAAAATAAAGTAATTTACGAAGTATCGTTAACTGATATGGTTTCGGGAACTGCTTTTAGAGGAGATTTCGAAGAAAGAATTAAAGGTCTGATTGATGAGGTCAAGAAATATGATAACATCATATTGTTTTTTGACGAGATACATACTTTAATTGGAGCGGGAGGAACAGGCAGGAAGGGAGATCTAGAAGCATCTAATATCTTAAAGCCCTACTTGGCTAGAGGCGAGCTTTCTTGTATTGGTGCTACCACGGACTATGAATACAATTTGAAGTTCAAAAGAGATGCGGCTTTAGACAGGAGATTTGATAAAGTTGACATCATACAGCCCTCGACTTTTGATTTGCAAAAAATTGCGCCTAATATTATTTCTCATTTTGAGAAAATAAATGAAGTGTCTTTTTATGAAGGATTTTCAGAAGACGCTATAAATATGTGTGAATTGTTTTTACCAAATAAAAAGTATCCAGATAAGTTTGTAGATGTTGTTGACCATTGTTGCGCTTTATCCAAAATGGACAACGAGAAAATCGTAACAAAAAAAGTTCTAAACTCCTTCTTCAGAGACAAGGCTGGTCTTTTGGGCAATGTAAATCTTATTAAAGAATTAAACGAGGAGTTTAAGAGTATTGGAATAAAGACATCTGGATTTGTTAAATTGCTAAAAGAAGTAGCAACAGAGATTTTGGATAAAAAGAAGGACTGCCCAAGCTCCACATTCTTATATGGAGGAAAGGACGACGTAAAAAGTATTTGTAAAATAACAGAATCTTTCTTAAAGCGAAAAGGGCTTGCGAATGTAGTTATTTCAGCTAAATCTCTTAAAAATAAACATTCTATATCAGGGTTTTCAGAAGACTATTTGATATCTTTAGCTCAAAAGACTTCTATTTTACAGAGTCCCGTAGTTATCATTAAAGACATAAACGAATTAGGATCTGGAGCAGAAGAGGCTCTTGTCCAAATTCTATCAGAGGGTCAGACCACTATGGACAACGGGGAAGAGGTTAATTTTAATAATGTTTTGTTTCTACTCTTCGGAGAAGAACAAAAGACGAAATCTCTAGGATTCGTTGATACACAAAAGAAATGCGGGAAGATCCCTTTGAACATCAAAAAAGTAGTGGGAAAAGAGGTCTTTTTAGGTTGACTTCCAGAGATATTAGATTATAATCTAGAACAGATATATTATGAATAAAACATATTCTAAAGCAATTGTAGGAGAGTTGAAAAACTCTAAAGGTCGTTTCACTGGAATTGGAACTCTTGATGGACGAACATTTAATGCGAAGGTGGTAAGAGTCACTCCTCATTATGTAGTTTTTAATGATCGAAATATGGAAACTGATGTTAAAATTGCATTAAGTTCTGTAAGTCGAGTCAACAATGTATTTGCATGAGCGGCAAGCAAGCCAAAAGAATTAGAAAAAAAGTAGGTTTAGACAAAGACCCAACAAACAAGATCCTTAAAAGGATTTACAAAAGAGAAAAGAAAAACTATAGCAAGTTAAACTGGAAAGAAAAAACAAATGAGTGAAGAAAAAAACGATTGGAAAGAGCGGGAATGCGGGGCCTTGTGGTCTTACGAGTCCGCTAAAGGTAAAAAATATAGCTCTGGCTATGTAGAAGTTGATGGTAAAAAAGTCCAAGTGGTTGTCATGAGGAACACTCTCAAACAAGAGGGTGAAAAAACTCCTGATGCTAGGATCTATTTGGATACGAGAGATGCTCCTCAAAATACAGTCAAACAAGAGCAGGACGACGGCATTCCTATCTAATTATTAATTAGATTCGCCAACTGAGCGCGGGAGAGATGAGGCTACAAAGGCTCTTTACTCAGTGACAAAAACCCGACATTATCTTAACAACAACGCGACCACGCTAATCTTTTTTCCATTAATTGGAAATATGGCTAGATCGCACACCAAATAAGTGGCAATAAACTTATTTGAGAGAGTCTGTAAAATAGCTATACTCTGTGGAATCCTCACAGATGCTAAAGAATTCTTTCCCGAAGTTTAGAAAGAATTAGTGTAATAGATAACAGATTATGGCGTCTTATACACTATTTAATACCTCTAAGGAAATTAATGAATCGATTTCCGGCGTCAATGAGTTTTTCGATGACTCCAAGGGCTTTACTGGACTCTTTAAATTAATAGGAACTGGCACAATCGATGGCACCTTGGCCGTCAATGGGATCGAGATAACAGGAGGGCAAGGCGGGGGAGGAGTTTCCATTTCAAGTGATTCAATAAGCGTTGATTCTATTTTTACTACGAGTCAAATACACTCAAGCGGAGAATTAAATATAACAGGCAACTCTTCTTTTGGAGAATCTGGCGTAACCGATAGGTCCTTAGAATTTGTAAGATCTAACAAAAAGAGGCAAACTTCTAATTTAATTTTAGGAGTTGATTTGGGAGGAATTACGACTGGAGAATTATTCATAGAAGATTCTAATAGAATTTCTTTAAACTCAGGGTTGTGTTATTATAATATAAACGCAATGGGTTATACCAACAGGAATGGTCAGAAATTTGCAAAAGAGATAAAAGGAATCGCTACTTCTGGAGAAATGATTTCTAGAAGCGATACTACCCTATTCACAGATTCTTCTTCCTATGGATTGGACCTTAAAGTAATAGATGGAAATCTGCAATTAATTGGGACAGGAGCAACCAATATGGATATATCAGCAGACGTTTATATATTTGAAAATTTTGATAAATAAATGATTATTAAAGCAGATGGGGTTTACAATTTTCCCGCCCAAAAACTTATGCCGTTTGAAATATTCAACGGAGAAAGCCCTAATTCAGTAAGAGTCAATTATGGAAAATGCTTTTACGAACAAGAATGGAAGGAACCAGTTTGGGCGGAAGGAGGCGATTTCGATACAGATAAACTTATAGATGGGTCAGAAGAGACTCTTTCATTATTAGTAAGGTATGATGCTTATGCCAGAAAGATCACTGAAGTAATTATAGGTTGGGATCAGAGCCACCCCACACAGGAACCAATTCAAGAGGTTAGATTACTGGAGGATTTCCTTTCAACAACTTTTGGCGATGGCTTCGGTGGTGGCGAAGGGACTTATGTATATTCGATACAAGAGCAACCTGATCAAAACGCTGAGCCAGAGGAAATGCTGTTTGATATAGCAACAGTCACCGTGAGTGGCGAAGATATAGAAGTAGAACAGTTTATTGACTATGACGTAATAATACCTCCAAGAGTAGGTTTGATCTATGAATTCTTTACTGTCCCGGGGTTCCTTCCGTGATCGCAATAAATGATTATTAAAGCAGATGGGGTTTACAATTTTCCCGCCCAAAAACTTAGGCCGTTTGAAATATTCGACGGAGAAAGCCCTAATTCAGTAAGAGTTAATTATGGAAAATGTTTTTACGACAAATCATGGCAGGAACCAGTTTGGGCGGGAGGAGGCGATTTCGATACAGATAAAACTATAAACGGGTCAGAGACTCTTTCATTATTAGCAAGGTATGATCCTGAAGCCAGAAAGATCACTGAAGTAACTATAGGTTGGGATCAGAACCCCCCCGAACAGGACCCCATTACAGTGGTTGAATTAGTGGAGGATGCGGGTGGAACAACTGTTGGCGATGGAGGACAGAGTTGTAATACTTATACGATACAAGAGCAAGCTGATCCTGAGGTAGGCGGAATGCTGCTTGATATAGCAACAGTCACCGCGAGTGGCGAAGATATACAAGTAGAACAGTTTATTAACTATAACGTAATAATCCCTCCAAGAGCAGGCTTGATCTATGAATTCACTAATGTCTCATCAGATGGCCTTGAGTGATATAACAAACAAACGAATTATACTATAAAAAATTTTGCTATCATAAGAAATCTCAAATGTGGGTCTACTTCATTGAGTCGTTTTTTACTAAGAAATGGTAACTTGGTAAATCGAAGTGGGTTAATTGGAAACTTTTTAGGCCATCATGCCACATATAATTCTATTAAAGAACATTTACACATTGCGTTTTCAGAAGAACAAATTAAGCAAATTACTTTTGTATCTTCTGTCAGAAATCCAGAAGAAAGAGCCGTGTCTGCATACGCTCATTTGGCTGGCAGGAAACCTAAGCTCTCTATAGACGAGTGGATTTTGCGAGTATGGATGAGAATCCCCACAGATGAAGAAATTCTAAATGGACTGAATATACCAAATTTAAAAGTTTTTAGATTAGAAAATCTAAATCAAGAAGTTGAGGAATGGGCCATAGAGGAAAATCTAGACCATATAACAATAACAAAGTTAAATTCTAGGAGAGTAAGAGAAAAAAGACACCCTCGGACTATAGAAACTGAACTTCAAAAAGCCACAAAGGAGGCTATAAGAGATAAATGGAGTTGGACTTTAGATAATTTTTATTAAATATCTTTTGGATTTTCAAAAGTTAAAGTATCTAGGTCATCAATCTCCTTTAATCCATCTGGTTGCGTTGGCTCAAATTCACGATCTCCTATCCAATAAGATTCGTATTGTTGAAAATATTTTTTGATTTCACGCCTCCTATCGGCTGGAAAAACAAACCAATTTCCGTCATCGTCACGAATCAAACTGTATCTCATACGACAAACTCCCAATAAGTTCTATCGTTTGCCGTGTCTAAAGAGGCGCTGATATTTTGTTTGTTCAAAATTTCTGGGACTTCATATAGGGCGTTTTTATCTTCAATTAATTTATCATTATGCAAGTAGGCCCTGCAAACAAAATCCGTAACAGAGGCGTTCTCTCCGTTTCCTGCTTTAAATTTGAATGATTCAACAGAAGGCAAGGCTTCGATTGTTTTCTTCAAATGCATACATGCTGAGTTATCAACGATATTCATATTTTTTTAATCTCCAGCGTTTGCTGTCTATTTTTTTCTCTCCGTTATTTATTTTTTTTATGGTTTCCAAAGCCTCATCTAGGCTATTGTAAATATAATTATGAGGGATAGTCCAGAATATCCAGAAAGGGCATTTCTTCTTCCCTTCTCCCCATACAAAGAATATAGGCTTCCTCAAAAAATCCGCAAGAAATAATTCATTAAAAGTCCCTACAGAAAACGTCTTTTTATCGAATACACAGATGATAATATCAGCAGTGTCAACTAAAGCTAGATCTTGCCTTCTTATATTTCTAAGATCAGATAGTTTTTCAAACTCTTCGTTTTCACGAAGGTCTATCATTTTTTGGTGAGATTTTTCGTCCTCTGAGAATTCGTTAAGAAAGGGCCTAGAATAATGGTCCCAAACATTAATATTTAATTTTGCTAAACTCTCTTTAGCATAAGCCCTTGTTTTAGCGCCCGTTTCGAGATCTTCCTCCATAGGCCCAATTATAAGAACGTTTGTTTTTTCTAATAGCCCCTTCATTTAAAACTTAACTTTACAAACAGGAAGGTATAAATTAGAATCGGCTTGATAAACTTCTTCATATTTACACACCCTTGTTCGCTCTGCTTCTCTTTCCATCCTACTCCAATCAGTTTCGTTTGATCGGCAAGAAAAAAGAAAGATTGATAAAGAAATTATTAGGAATTTCATACTCTCAATTATAAATTAATATTTCTATTTGTCAATGGAAAGGTGTAATTTCCTTTAGATGTTATACACTAAAAGCTCATTTCAGTTCGAAGATGGAGGAAGCGAAGGAACGCCTCCTAGTGGTTCTTGGGAGCTTTATTTTGATTCTGCTGGAGGCCATATTAAATCGTATGAGGGAGTGGTCAGTGATCTAGGCGGCAGCGGTGGTGGAGCAGGTCTAACAGGCTTTCAAGGGCTTTATCAGCAACTTGGGCGAGAAGGAGTGGGAGGAAATCTTGGAAAATCTATTCTTCAACCATTTTCTTCTGCTTTTTCTGATACATCAATTCATATAAAACCATTAGGTAATGGAGGGTTTTCTATCGGAGAGACCGGACTAGGAATAACAGAATATCTGGGTTCTTACTCAGTAGACCTTCAAATTCCTACTGGTTCACACGGCTATGCTGGCAGTGGCAATGCTTTAGGTGATTTTTCTGCTGTAGTCGGAGGTTCTGGAAACCACGCCGCAGCAAATTATTCCATAGTTGGAGGAGGAACATTAAACTCTATTGACGAAACAGTATACGATAGATCACATTCTGTTTATTCGTTTATTGGGGCGGGAATACAGAATCACATTAAAGATTCTAAGATTTCAGCAATTATAGGTGGATATGGTAATCAGATTTTGGGAGAAAACACTCCCGTTTCTGGAAATTACGTAATCGGAAACGGAAATACCATGCAAGATTATTCCAATACAATTATGCTTGGTCACAATTGCAGCGTAGGCTCAGATTACTCAACGGCTATTGGACGTAATGCTATAGCATCTCGACACGGAGAAATAGCATTTGGGGCAGGGAAGTTTTCGTTAAACGGAGATGCAAAGACTTCAATACTTGTATCTAGAAACTCTACGACAGACGCAACCCAAACTGACCTTTATTTAGATGGCTCTTTTCGGGTAATAGATATTTATGCTAATTCCGCTTTTTACTTTGAAACAGACATTGTAGCAAAACAAGATCAGGCTGGAGGAGGAGATTCCGCCGCTTACAAGATACAAGGCTTAATTAAAAATCATAGCGGAACCACCAGCTTTGTTGGGTCGCCAACAGTTACAACAATAGCGGAAGATGACCCAACTTGGTCAGTTACAGCTACGGCGGCAGGTATCGAAGGGAATGGCACACTGCAATTAAAAGTAACAGGAGCAGCAGCTACAAATATTAGATGGGTCGCGACTACTAAACTTACCGAAGTGCGCTACGCCTAAACTTACCGAAGTAAGGTATTGATTTTAGCGGATATATGCATATAATATGATGTATGCAATATGTTTTTTTAGGAGATTCCCCTACTTTAGAAAGCGGTTTTTCTAGAGTGACTCAAAACATAGTTCCCAATTTAAATTTGGAAAATAAGTTTTTTTGGGGAATAGGGTATGACTGCGAACTTCACAAATACGATTTTCCGATTTATCCAGCAAATATTAACTCCTCTTGGGAGTCCGTTGAAAACGCTCAAAGGTTTAAAAAATTCTTGCTGTCTTTAGGATCAACTATAACTTTGTGGACAATTCACGACCCTTTTAGGCTTGGCAATTAC